CTGCGCGATGCTAACCTGAGCGATGCCAACCTGCGCGATGCTAACCTGAGCGGTGCCAACCTGCGCGATGCTAACCTGAGCGGTGCCAACCTGATCGGTGCCAACGGCATCAACGATTACGTCAAGTGTATCCAGATTGAGCGGTACTCAATCACATACACCGCCGACATTTTGCAAATCGGTTGCAAACGCCACCTGATCAGCGAATGGGCCGACTTTGACGATCATTGGATTGCGGAAATGGACGGCAAAGATGCTCTGAAATTCTGGCGCAAGTATAAGGCTTGGATTTTCCAAACGATTGAAATGTGTCCGGCAAAACCGACTGTATACGTCAGACCGGAGGCAGAGATATGAAACAGAGCCAGGGCCCTTGGGCATACCCGACACCCGCAAAAAAACGCGAATACCGCGCCATGTCTGCAATCGTTTTCTTAGTTGTTTCTGTCGCCTGCTTCACCTTCGCCAACCATATTTGGGAGATAATATAATGGGACTAACAGTCCAGTTTCACAATCCGACACACGCGACCGTTTTCGAGTTTGAGTTGGAGGGCAAGCGCCGCGCTTCGGTTCGCTTTCACAGCGCAGACGGTGAGGAAATGCCGATCTACACCACGCCCGCCGCTGCTCACGCAATTGCAGACGCATTTAATGCCGCAATTTTGGCAAAGCTGGAGGTAGTCGCATGAACGCCGTTACCGAAACAAAAGCCGCTCCGGTATCTGGCCTTGCGCTTCTGAGAGTGCCGTTTCCGGCCAACGCAATATCGAAGCTGCCTAAGCCAACACGCAAGCAAACCGACGATGTGAAGGCAAACTTCAAGCTGGGCATTCGCTGCAACCTATGCGGCGCATGGCATCACAAGGACGTGGTGCATCTGGATTATGTCGGCCACGCCGCGTTGACGGATCGCTTGCTTGACTGTGACCCCGAATGGAATTGGGAACCTGTCGCCGTAGACGAACGTGGGCAACCAGCCTTGGACCAGACAGGCGGTATGTGGATTAAGCTTACAGTTTGCGGTGTGACGCGCCTTGGCTATGGCGATGCAGACGGCAAGCAAGGCGGCAATGCGGTGAAAGAGCGGATCGGTGATGCGCTGCGCAACGCTGCGATGCGCTTTGGTGCTGCGTTGGACCTTTGGCACAAGGGCGACCTTCACGCGATTGAGGCGCAAGACGTAGAGGACGAGGCAAAGCCCGCATTTGATTATGAAGCAGCCGCCAAACGTATCACCGGAAAACTAAAGGGTGCCGAAAGCATCGACGATCTGCGCGAAAGCTGGACAAGCGAAAGCAGCACCATTTCGGAAATCCGAGCATCCAGTGGCGGCACATACTCAGCCCTTGAGCAAGTCAAGAACACTAGGAAAGCCGAACTGGACGCCAAGAACGACCTTGGCGGCGATGAAATACCAGACTTCGGCAGCAAACAGGAGCAACACGCATGAACAATATGACACCCGGCATGGGCCACAATTCGCCGCCTGATCCCATCGACGCAATCACCGGATCGTATAACACCGACCGCGAGGAGGCCGAGAACTGGACGGACGGTAAGCCCGTCGAGAACGAGGCACAGATGAACGAGGTGGATGCGCTGCGCAAAGCAATGCGCCAGTGCCGCCTTGATCTTGAGGCAGGCCAGAAGGACGCCACAAAGCCACTACATGCCATCTACAAGGCAGAACTGGACCGCTGGACGCCAACCATTGAGGACACCAAGCGTATCGAAGGGTGCCTCGTTTCAACCGTCAACGTGTTCAAGCAAAAGCTGGCCGCTGAGAAGGCAGAAGCCGAGCGCAAGGCGTGGGAAGAAACCAACCGCCTACGCCGTGAAGCCGAGGCCAAAGCCGCCGCTGCGAATGCATCTGATATCGACGCGCAACGGGAAGTTGCCGCCGCCAAGCAATCCGTGATCGACGCAGAGAACGCAGCTAAGGCCGTTGCCAAGGATGCGCTCAAAGGGATGCGCACCGTTACGCGCTACAAGATAGACAGCCATAAAGCGGCGCTGATGGACATCTATACAAGCGACACCGACGCGATTGCCGCCTTCGTGGATGAATACGTTCGCCGCAATCACAAGTCCCGCGCCATCGAGGGCGTCCGCGTCTGGACCGAAAAGGAGGCATTCTAGGACGCCAACCACGGACGAAAATCAACAACAAATATCAAGGAAAAATGAAGATGGTGAAAAAATTGAAAGCAAAAACTGACGAGTACCAAAAGGACGGCCAGACGAAAGCCAAATACGTCGAGATTGGCGTCATTATGTCAAACGACAAAGGCGAATACGCTTTGCTTGACCCTACGGTGAATCTGGCTGGCATTCTTTTGCAACAGAAGATTCTGGCCGATGCAAACGGTGGCCGATCTGGCGACCGCGTGATGGTGTCAATCTTTGAGGACGGCAATCAGCGCGGTGGATCTGGTGGCGGTTACGATCAATCGCCTCAAGGTGGGCAGTCAGGTGGAGGAGGCAATGCCAACTCAGGCCGTGATCTAGGGGATGAAATTCCATTTGCCCCTGTGACACTTATCTAATGCCGACCCGCTCAATCATGGATGAAGCAGAGGCCCGGTCGCTGGCTGAATACCTGAGAGGCTTAAAGATGCCTTTCACGGTGACAGTCACCCCGGGTGCAAGGCGCAGCCTATCGCAAAACGCCCTGCTTCATCTGTGGTTTGGCGAAATTGCAGCGCAGACGTTTGAAACCGCCGATCAGGTGAAACGCGAATGTAAATATTATAATGGTTGCCCGATCCTAATGGCAGACGATCCGGCCTTCGTGGCTTTCGTGGGCAACCTTTCGCGCCTGACAGTAGAGGATAAGATAGCCGCCATGGATTACATCGCCGTCACTTCGGTAATGACAAAGCCGCAACTTTCGAAAATGTGTGACGCGGTGCATCGCAAATATGCTGGGCAACGCATTCGGTTAACTGATCCAGCGGAACAGGAGCGGGCAGCGTGAACCAGATCAGCCCCCGCCCGCCCCTTGGGCAGAAAGCGCCTAAGCTATCCCCTGCCGAAATACGCGAGGGCAAGGAATGGATGCGTCGCGTCAAGGAACTGCCCTGTGCCATCTGCCGCAAGTCTGGGCCATCGGATGTACATCATGTCATTCATGGCCGCTACGGCACCCGTAGAGCGCCGGACAAGGACACGATCCCGCTTTGCAAAGCGCACCACCAAGACGGCCCCGAAGCCATCCACCAAGGAAAGGCTTCATGGGCGGAAAAGCACGGACACGATTATTCGTATCTACCATGGGTCGCCGCCCTGCTTGGCGAGATTGATTTCTGAAATTCCCACCACGGGGATAACGCGGCCACGGCGTATCAGTGGCGACAAGCAGCCCGATGGGCGTTTGTTTTATGTCGGCCCCCAGACGCCCTGCCGTTCGCGCCCCTCTGCATGAGGATGGACGGCAGGGCAAACAACAAAGGATAGCACGATGGAAGAACACATGATTAGCGGCTGGTGGATTATTCCCAGCACATTGATCGGGGCGGTGCTTTGGGCGCTGATTATATGGTGGCTGACATGAGCAATAAAAATACAAAAGCGCCTGAACGGATATGGGCGTTTCACGAACCCGAACCCACCCACTGGATGCCCCTACCAACCCCACGGGAGCCAACACAATGAGACACCACAACGTCATAAGCCGGATCACCGATTACATAGGGCAGTGCGAAGATGCAGGGCCTGTCATCAAGAGCACTCTCAGCCCTGAGGATGTCATGCGGGACGTGATCTACATTCCGGCTGCCGGTCACGCTGAGCACGGCCGCATCAGTTCGTGGGGCGTCAACAATGAGACAGTGTTCGTCCGCTACCACAAGGGCGATACCGCTGCCGCTACGCACGTAGGGGATTTGCGTTTTGTGAAGGCTCCACCTGCGCCATACGGAATTGAGGATTAAACAATGAGACACCCAACAGACGGAAACGCCATCGCAGCCGATGCGCACTATGAGCAGCCCGACGAGATCGGCAACGAGGACGGCGAGACGTGCAACCGGGTTGATCCGCCATACGAAGGCCCAAGGCGAAACTGGCGCGCTAAACCGTGCAAGGGCGTGATGAAGAAGTGGCACCGGAATGCGCCAGAAATTGTTGAGTGCAACACCTGCGGCGAGATTGGAGACTGATATGAAAAGCAACATCATCGACATAGACGGAGCCATTGAGGCCCGCACCGAAAAGGCCGCGCTGTTTCACACGGGCAACAAAGAGGAAGCCGCATGGTTAGCTTTGTCCCAGATTGAAATAGAAGAAACGGGAATAGGCGGTATTGTAACTGTCACGCTGCCCGAATGGCTGGCGACGGAAAAGGGACTGATATGACACCGGGACAAACAGTAGATCGGTACACTGTGACCAGAAACGGGGATGGCCTTGGTTTTAGTAACGGCATCGAGCCGGACGCCGCTGGCGGATTTGTCAGCTATGAAGATTACCTAGCCCAGCGTGAGCAGATTAAGGCGCTGCAAAAGCGGGTGAAGGCTGCGCGGGGTGCATTGGGGGACATATTCGACGGTGAACCACAGTGGCCGAACAAGCCAAAAAAGGAACTCACGTGGTGCCGCAAGCGAGCCGAAGAAGCCTATTATGCCATAGGAGACGCCCCATGACGGATACAACGAAAGAGGCGGTGACCCACAGTGCCGCAACATGCCTATTGATGGACGGAAGGTTTGTGAAAGAGGCGGATTATCGCGCCCTAGCCGTCGAGCGTGACGCGATGCAAAAGCGGGTGAAGGCGGCACTAGAGCGCCTCGACGCCTCGCTGTTTACGAACGCGGAACATCAGCAAGCTAAAGCCATTCTACGCGCCACAGGAGGGCAGGACAATGAGTGACACAGGCGCAGACGACCTCGCCAAGACCATCGCCCAAGATGCTTTGGGCATTTCTTGGTGGAATACAGAAAGCGCAGCACGAAGAGTGGCTGAGAAAGCCGCCGAACGTGAGCAATACCTAACCGACGAGCGTGACGCCCTCCGCGCCGCAATAAAGCGCCAAGCAGGGGCGGCTAAAACATTGCGCCAGCTAACGTTAGACGAGGTGCAACACCTCAAAGACGCAGACCGCACAAACCACATTGCACCATCAGTGATCCAAGGCGAACGTGAGGCAAACGCTATTTTAAGCGCCGACAACGAAGCCCTCCGCGCCCAGCTTGCCCAAAAAGAAAAGATCTGCGCCGCGTGGAAGAACAATTGTCAGAAAAACGCCGCTGCCATGAACTGCGCTGAAGAAGCGTTCGGGCAAATTATGCCAGTGGGAATTAGGTCTGGGGATGAGCGTGGCCACGAACCGACAGAATGGGCCGCTGATATGATTGACGCCATGCACAAGGTTCACGCCGCCCTCGCCAATGCGCAGGCACAAGCCCAGACGGCGCGGGAGGCTTTGCAAGGAGTTATGGATAGCTTTGATAACCGCATGATAGGAATGGATGAAACGCAAGAAGTTGCTCGTTCATCCCTTATCGACAAGGAGCCGACATGAGTGACCTGCGTGAAAAGCTGGCCGATATATTAAAAGCCAACCCGAATGACTATGACGCAGCCGACGCCATTATCGCCGCCCTGCCCGATATGGTGCAGACAAAAGAGACGCCTCCCCAAACGCAAAAAACCCGCGCCCCATTACAGGACGCGGGCTATTTATATCGGTCGTATGACCTACGGCAGTGGTCCGGCTCTCGCCTGTGTAGTATCTTGTCCAGAAACCACACAACGCGCCGCCAGCCGCCCCAATAGGCCAGCCCGCACCAAGACATTCGCAGCCCCGTGGCGATGTAGCAGGTACGCCAAGACATATCATCAAGCCAGCGCATCATGCGTCTTTGCCCTTGCTGCATTTGACTGACAGGAACAGAACCCGTGCACCGATATCGTCCGCAAGCGTCAAAAGCGCCTCGTGCTGGCCTTCCATGCGCTTGCGGCATGTCTGAGGCTTGGCATAGACACCTTGCACCGTGGCGCGGCACTCTGCGTCTGTGGGTGATAGCTGTAAGCAGATCGTAGCAACCAGCATCCACATGCTATGGTCCTCTGCGCTTTTTGCCGGGAATTGGAATCATAACCAAAACCAATGTCAGAATGGCCTTTTGCGCAATGATCGGCCACACAATCGGCGCATCAAAATTGCGGGCAAACATCGTGTATAGGGTCGCAAAGCCAAGCAGAGCAAGAAACGCGGCAATGACGCGGCCCGCCGGGTAAATTCGGGCGTATTGGTGTGCCAGCCACCACGTTGCAATCACAAGCGAAATAGATGTTAAGTTGTTGGCAAAGAGCGCGAAAGTCATTTGTTTTCTTCTTTCAAGACGATCTTGCGGACGCCCCGCACGGCTGCAATTCCACCCTCGCCCATGACAAACCCCGCAGCGAGAAATGCCCATGTTCCCGCGTCTGTGAATTGGTCCAGCAAATGCCCAACTATGCCGCCGAGAAAGATCGCGGACAGCGCCCCTGCAAAGCCTTCACTTAGCCGCCGTTTCCAGCTTGCTTCAGGGGCAAACACGGCCCGGACATAGGCACCCGCAGCACCGGACAGGCAGAGCGCGGCGATTTGCTCAGGCGCAGCGCTGAACACCTTCTCAACAGTCTCCAAAAACGTCAATTATCCTGCCCCACGCATCCGAATTTATCGCACTTGCGCGAAGTCTCTGCTACCCACTCGGCCAGCAGACGATCATTACCGACTAGGTATTCAACAGTCGCCCGCTTGGTTATGGGCGGTACCCGTTGCACGTCCTTAAACGCTGGATCACTCGACGGTTTCGCCTCGCACCCTGCCAAGGAGATAATCGAGCAAACCGCCATCGCTTTCGCCGCGTGTTTCGTTTTCAATAGATCGGGCATCGCGTATTCCTTCGATTGTCTTGGTGGTGTTGCTGTTGTTGATCTTGGCCCGCTCGGCGTTGCGGATGTAGAAAAACGCGCCCAGCCCCATGACGCAGATCAGGCCAACCGTGATGACAACCCGCATCATTTCGCCCACCCGCGTTTTACTGCAAAGGCGTATGCAATCTCAGTCGATGCGCCAAGAGCAAGGCCAAGCAATGCCAGCAAGTCAGGGTCGACGGCAATTTCTGCACCGACATCTTGCGGGACCAAGCCGTAAGCAACCATTGCTCCCGAGACGTAGCGCAAAATGATGCGCGATATGGGTCCAATCATGGTTTGCCCTTTCCAAAGATAGACGCCAGCAGGGACGCCAGAACGACCCATAGCCTGCGTTGCGGGGGTTTCGCGGGGGTTGTGTCGATAATGGGCTTTGGTGCTTTCTGCGTGGCCCACGCCAATGACACAGCCCGCACATCATCAACACGGCGCTGCCAGCCACGGCCAAATGTTTTCCACAGCCTGCCGCCCCTGATACGGCGCATGAATGCAAGCCGCTCATCGCAAATATCGTTAATAACGTCAGGCGCGGAAAGCCCCCGTGCTGCTGCAATGGTAGCAGGACCAACAACGCCATCTTGTGCCGTCCCGACAACCTTTTGCAGATACTTGCCAGCCCGTGACGGCCCGCTATTCACGGCAAAATCAGCAACGGCGTAGTCAACACCTGACGGCAGAAGATCCGCACTCACAGCGTCCCAATACTGACGCTTATAGACAACCACGGCCTGAGACTCGGTCAGCGCCTTTAAGTCTGCAATCGTGCCGCCGGGTTTGATGTAGCGGCGAAACGTGGCAATCGTAATTCCCTTGTTCGTTGCCCCGCCGGGGTCAGCCGGATTGTTTACATACCCGCCTTCGTGCTTCAGTATTTTGGGGATTGCCCGCTCAGAATTATTCATATCTACTCCTTAAAACCCACGGGCTTTGCGGTCTTTAATGATGCGGTAATTATGGAAAACGACATAGGCAAATAAAGCGCATAGAATCCAGACCGCCCAAATAGCCCCGCCGGCCCCTGCGAGATAGGCACCGCCAATAGACACAACCAGCTTAACCGGCACCCAGCCTTTTCCAAGTTTTCGCATTAGCCACGCGACGATTCCATTGGCCTCTGTCGCGCCAGTTTTCATGCCGACAATCGTTGTCCACACGTCCGCAATTTGCAGCGCGAGAAAAACAACCGCCGTTGCAATTTCAATCTCGGTGAGTTGCATTTCTTATCCCTCTTATCCTATCGGTATTTGAAAAACAGAACAGCCAGCGCCATTACTGCCCTTCGAAACCTACCCACACCGTCGGCCATTAGCGCTTGGTGAAACTGTGCGCCTGCCGTGAACCGATCCCATCCGATGGACAGAAAGTGATCGTGCAGCGCGGCCGCTTTTAAAAACCGCCGATCGTGCGGATCGAGTAGCCAGCGCCAGATCCAGGGGATCGAGACGTCGAACACAAACCCCGCCGGCACCGTATAGGCCGCGCCTGTCTCGACGCAGCCCACATACCAGGTCAGAGGCTCTGTGATGCGGTAGCGGATGCCCCCGGCCGGCTCGTACCAGTCGCGGGCGCGGGTGTAGCGGCTCATGTGTCGAGCAACTTCTTTCTTGCGTTTCTTTGCGCAATCATATGACGATCACTTAGCAGGGGCGGGGGTGTGAACGCCACGCCACCCAATATCTTCGATCTCAAGTTGTATGTGTCAGCGTGCCTGGCGTGCGCGACCCAAGACATAATCACGGGGTCGATCTCATCCCAAGTGATCCGGCCTTGGTGGTAAAGTGATGCCATCCGTTTCATCTTGCGCTTCATTCGGTTGATGCTGTCCTTGCGCAGCGCGCGGTGCGTTGGCCAGATGCGGTACCCCAGAAAATCCAGCGCGCGGCCCCCGTCTCCGACTGGAAATACCTGTGTTTTGGCATTCGTGCGCAGGCCGAGGTGTGCCCATAGGAAATCTTCAATATCGCGGCGCACCAGGTGCAAGTGAGACTTGTCAGGGTGCACGATTGCGAAGTCATCCATGTAGCGCAAATATCGGCCCTCGCGCAGCGTGTGCTTCACAAAGTAATCCAGATCGTTCAGATAGATATTCGCGAAAAGCTGCGAAGTCAGGTTTCCGATCGGTATTCCGCGCGGCAATGTGTCGGATGGATCGGCGGTGCTGTCGATAATGCCGTCGATCAAGGTGAGTGTTTCCGAACAGGCGATCCGCCTGCGTATCTGACGCTTTAATACGTCGTGCGATATTGAGGGGAAATATTTGGAAATGTCTGCTTTCAGCGCGCAAACGGACCCGTGTTTGCGATTGACCTCGCGCAGGTATGCCTGCACAGCGTCCGCGCCCCTGTGAGCACCCTTGCCCGGGCGGCACGCATATGACTGATCTATAAATCTGGCGTCGAAAATAGGCTCTAGGGTGGCAACCAGGGCATGCTGTACGATGCGATCCTTGAGGGGTAGCGAAGATATCTCGCGGCGCTTGGGCTCAAACACGAAAAAGAGATGATATGGGCCTGTCTGATAGGTTTTGTGAATCAGGCTGTTTTGAAGCTCGATCAGGTTTGGCTCGAGGTTGGCGCGAAAGGTAATGACGTCCCTCTGGCGGTGCCGGCCTTTTGCGGTTTTCTCCCAAGCCGCGAGGAGCGAGGGCCACGAGGTCACGGCTTCCCATAGGTTATTAAATGTTTTGGCCATTGACACTCTCGCAAATAGGGACGGCCGGAATGAGGGGTCTCCGCAAGCAGGTACTGCGACACTCCGGCCTGTTTATTTTTTTCGGCACTTGGCCGAGGATTACAGGCCCTTTCGGGGGTGTTCTGTGCGAAAGCCCTTGAGCTTTTGCCTTCTGACGAACCCCGGAAGCGGGGCGAAAGCCGATGTTCGTGTTCGCGTTCGAACGGGAATTGTTCAGGTTCAGGGCGAAGGCCCCAGCCCGAGAGCTATTGCTCCAATTGCCGCCACGGATCGGCAGGCGCTCATGCATGGCCCGCAACCCCTCCTTTCAGCGACTTAAACCAGCCGCCGATCATGCGGCCCACCTCATCCATGAGGCGAGACCATGTTTCGTATTTTTTCAGGTCGATATACCGCAAGCCAAAGGCTGTTCGGATTTGTGAGCGCAACAAGTCAAGCTCTGCATCCAGATCCTGCATCGTGGTCTTTTTGTGGTAGCGCTTGTTGGTGACAATAATCAGACGCAGCACGCCCCACATCGCGTCCCTTATCTCGGCACCCAGGACGTGCCGTTCAAATTTTGGAAATTGACGCAGTGCAACATATCCATATGCAATCATCTCCTCGCATTTCTGTCTGATTTTCAGATCGTCCAAGCCGGCGCTCCTTGCGGTAATGGACCGCGCTATCGCGCGGCCTTCAGATTTCAGCTCAGCAGATTTCAGATTACGAAAGCGGGGCGAAAGCCGATGTCCGTGTGCGCGTACGAACGGGAAATGTTCAGGCTCAGGGCGAAGGCCCCAGCCCGAGAGCTATTGCTCCAACGGCCGCCACGGCCCGGCAGGCGCTCACCGGTTGTGGTAATGTAAAAGCCATCGCTTTCGATCGGCGATCCTGGCTGCATAAGGCCGAGCTGCTTCAACCGCTTGAGTGCCGCCGTGGAAACCGTGTTTGCGGTCATGCTCGAAAAGGCTGCTCCGCTCCCGCAGGTGAGCGTATCCGCAGCGGTGCCTGACGTAGCATACTTGACGGTGCCGGCCGTGCCCGGTGCCACTAGGGTACCATCAGAGGCAAGGATGGCCTGCCACGGCCCCGACACGCTCAGGTCGGTAGCCAAAAGCACAGCGTCATTGTCGGGGATCACCTGAATTTCACTGTCAACGATCCGCATTCCCGGCGACCACTCCCACAAGTTGCCGTTGAGGTTCTGGATGCCGAATGGCGTTGGCGGGTAATTCCAGGCGACGGGGCCTGATCCCGCCCGAACCGGCGCGGCAAAGCTGCCGCCCGGCGTTGGATCGCCCGCAGCATTCACACCAAATTCGCCCTGCGCATTATAGGCGCGCCCGTTGTTGTTGTTTCCGCGCGGGAACCGGCCAGATGCGCGGGCGCTCAGTGCGATTGCCGCATACATGGCGTTTGTGCATACGCAAAACCCCAGACCGGAGGCGCGCGCGAGCGTGACGGCCTGATCGTGGTTGATGCTGAGTCTGGGCATGAGACCCGCCTGTGACACCATTTCGCCACTCACCTCAGCGGCCTGGTGGGTGCCGATCAGTATTTCATCTTTTTCAACGCCGCCCACGATGAACGCCGGATGCACACCAGCCCCAAGGCTTGCGTCAAGGTCCTCTACGTTGAATTTAGAGATCCGATGAAAATAGCTGGGCTGGCCTTTGGTCGTGAAGCGCACCGTCATCTGCCCCTTGCTCATTGCCTCGACTTGCGTTCGCAAGTTGTCCTGGAGTGCGGTCATTAGACTGCCCCCCCGTCCGGCGGCGCGGTAACGGTTGCAAGGTAGGCGCTATAGATGAGCGCATAGACCTCGGCTTGGGTTGCGGTTTGGCCCGTATCTTCGCCGGTTTCAGGGTTTATGATCGGGATTGTGGCCACGGGATCAAAGGCCATGGGCACGGGTGACATCGGGATATGCAAAACAGGCCCATCCGGGCCGCCCACGATGGTTTCTTGCGAGAAAGTGATGGCGGGAGTTTTGTTTAGCCGATTGTCAACGACGATCTGATTGCAGCGGACAAAGCTCTCTCCGGTCATGGGTTGCAGGTTGTGCTTATAGCTCATTGGGTCATACCTCCGTGACCAAGCCGTAAACGGTAAGGCCGGATGCGGTGAACCGCGCGACCTCCGATCCGGCAATTACAATTGATAATGTGTCAGCAGCCGCGCTGTAGATGCCAGCCGTTCCGATGCGTAGAGCGGGGTCGGCAAGCGTCCCTCCTTCCAGTGTGGCGCGGCCACCGTTCACCTGCCCTGCAACTTGGCCAATCATTGACAGGCTTTGGGATAGGGTCGCGTTAAGCGCCAAAAATGCCACCGCCGCAGGGTACCTAGCGACTTCAGTGGCAACGGGGCCGGTATCGTGCCGGTAGCGGATAACTTCATCACCCGCAACGACCTGAAACTGAACCCCGATGGCTGTGCTGGATAGGCCTGCAGATGTGCTTGAATACACGTTGGCATTCAGGAACGCTGCATCTCTAGCCGCCTCCGTTGCAGCTTGAGCGACGACCGTTTGATTTCGCAGCAATTCAATGCTTGCGCTCGTGGTGTTTAGGTATGCGCCAAGTGTATTAGATTGAGAAACCCATCCCGCAAGCGATCCGAGCAGCGCATCCGCCTTGGCTGAAAAGTCGACAGGGCTTGCACGACTTGGTGCAGGTGGTAGCAAAGAAACGGTGGGAGCGGCCATTAGATTAGTCCTTCTACTTCGATTGTTGCGTCGGATATCAGGGGCGACGAAAGCGTGATGTCAAAACGTCGGTAATAGCCGTAAACGATTGTTCCAAGTTCTTCTTTTTCGTCACCAACCCACACGATTGGCGTGGTGCGATATTGGGCAAAAGTGTTTTGCGCTCTTCGCGCTAACTCAGTGCTAATTCTTACGTCGTAATCAACCAATTGCGCGAATGCTCTTTCAACGATTATTGCATTGCCAAAAGCGTCACGCTCTTTCCGGCTATAATCTTCAATGGATATGCTTGTGCCGTAAACTGTAACGCCAAGATCAAACAACCGCCCAAGAACGATTTGACCGACCTGCGCAATCCCGCCTGCATTTGCTATAGTCACTGTTGTTGATGCGTTGAGATATGGCGGTAGCGCCACCTCAATCACCTCTTGGCGCTGGACACCAATTGGCGAAAAGAAATAGGTTGACCAGTCAATTACGCCAGTATCATCAAGCAGAACGTATGATTGAGAGAATACCAACCCATCGTCAGGGTCGTTAACTTCGACAAGCAGGGTTGATCCTTTCAAGCCAAAGAATGCAACTGCGCTAACAAATTCTTCATTGTGGTTTATTGTATATGTGATTGATTCAGCCTGAGAAACTACATCGCTCAGTCGTTTGTCGAATGCTTTGTAGCGATTGGTTGCACCGAGAAACAACCACTCAGTCGGGCTAATATCTGGTTGGTTTCCAGTGTTGCTGCCCGAGAGGCTCTCATAAATGTTATGTTCGTAAATAACCTGATCGTTAATGACATATGTGGTTCCGACCAACCAAAATGACGCGTCTGTTTCCGGCACATTCGAGGACGTTAGATTTGCGTCGGTAACTTCAATTGGCGGGATGATTTTCATTCTTTAAGTCCTCACTGCTGGCGCGCCGTCAATGTCCCATTTGCGGCTCACCTCGCTGGTACGTTTGACATATTTCACGACCTCAACCATCACGCGGCGCAGTTCGGCCACCTCTTCACGCAGCGCCTTGGCATCCATTGACCCACTGTTGCCGCGTGACATTTTTCGCTGTGAGTGATCAATGACAGTCTCGTTTGGGTGCAGCATGCTCAAGAAACCGCCCTTGCCATCCATGCCGCCTGAGCGTGACCCGCTGCCGGTAAATCCGCCGCCGTCGAATGATGGGACGCCGCCAAGATCACGGATATCCTGACGTTGCGCCTCAAGTTGTGCTGCGAGATCGCTTAGTTCGCCAGACCTGCCCAACGTTTGATCGAACAAACCACCGGCGCTGTAGTATTGGTCCTTAAATGCGTAGGCGTTGGCTTTTCCAGTCTGCCCGGACCACGATTGCTGCCGGTACTGGTACTCATATAAACCTTTTTCGTTAACTCCGAACGTGGCGGTGTTGGTTGGGTTGTATGGCCCGGGTTCAGCGTTCAGCCACATCCCCGGAAACTGGCTGGCAAGCCCATATATAGCCGCAGCCGCATCTGAAACCTGACTAATCACAGTTTGTTGCGTTTGGAATGTCGATTCTAGTGCTGCCTGAGCCTGTGAAAGCGCTTTCTGTCGTGCTGCCTCTGCCCGAGCGGCGGCAAGCTGTGTCTCTTGAGCGCTCACGATGCGCCCCAACAAGTTGCTGATCCCGTTCAGTCCATTCACCATATCACCGATGCCTGCAACGGCGATCCCTCTTGTCAGGCGGCTGAGTAAAGCCTCTGTAAGCGTGGCGTTACCCTCGACGGCGCGCTCAACCAGTTCGGTTATGCTTACCGTCTGGCCTTGCAGGCTTTGAACCTTGTTCAGTTCGTCGTTTGTCAGGTCTTGGGTGCCGGTGATGCTGGCCGTTTGGCCAGTGATCGCGTTGGTGAACGTCAAACCTTGACCGTAGATCGCCTGTAATTCACTGGTGGTGCGCTGAGTGGCGTTTGCGATGATCTTTGCGGCTTGGCTTTCTTCAGCCGTGATGATGCCGTCCTTGTTTCGGTCAACCGCATTTATTACGGCTGTAATCGCCGCGTCAGATGCCTTGCCTGCCAAAGACGCCCTGATCTGTGCCGTTGTCATTTGCCCATTTCGGTCAATCGCCGATGCCAAAGCCGAAACAGTGCTTTGATAGGTGGAAAGGGTGGCCGATGTCTGAGCCTCCATCGCTGAAATTAAACCATCGCCATTCGCGTCAATAGCTGCTGCCAATCCCGCCGTTTGGCCCTCAAGCCCAGCGATATAGCGAGCGCCCTCAGCAGAAAGACCAGCAACAACACGGCCCGAATTATCAACCAACCCTGCCCGAATAGCCCCTGCGTCAGTTCTGCCCGCAACGACCTGCAAATTGGCGCTGTCTTGGATGATATTCCCGATGTTGCCGAGAACATATATTTGCTCTTGCAACAATTCTTGGGTGACATTGCCAGACATCAAAAGATCGCGCAGATGTTCTAGCGCAGCGGTCTGCACATCAAACAACAACGCCTGATAGTTAGCACCAAGACCAAGAGCCTCAGACACCGCAGCGGCCTCATTAAGCTGCCGACTGATACCCGCCTCAATACGGCGCAACTCAGCAGCCGTTGACGCAAATCCGGCGCTATCGGTGGCCAAAGACTGCCCCGAACCGCCAAGGCTTCCAAGCGCGGTTACATCGCCGCTAACGGCCTTTGCAAAGTTAGCCGCGAAGTCACGACCCGCGCTGGCGAGATCCGCCGCATTGCGAACGCCCCCGATGTTGCCAGCCGCAGTCCGTAGGCTGTCTGCCAACCTGAAGAATCCATCCGCCGATTGACGCGCTTGTGCAGCCGCTGCGTTTGACGCCTCGATCTGGCTATTAATTGGGCCAAGGGCCGCGTCGACAGCGCCAGCCACCAGTGCGCCCAGCTTGTTTGCAAGGCTGTCAATCGCTGGCAAAATTGCGTTGAACTCACTGGACAGGGACACCAATGCGGCAAACATCTGACGGCCACCCTCGGTCGCCAAGTCTTGCGCCTCAATCATTGCTCTCAGTTCGCCACGGGTTTTCGGCAAGGCCAGACCCAAGGCGCTCATGGCTGTCGTTAGCTGGCGTGTGGTTATTTCGACGCGTTCTTGTTCGGTATAGAACGCTTGGTAATAAGCCGTTGTTGCTGCGTTGAAACGATCAAGGCCACCGAACGCGTCCACAAGTGATGAAGCCATTGCAGCGCCAGCCAGAGACATGTCGTAAAGCGTACCGCCCAGAGTATCGATAATGGTGTTCGCGGCGTTCAGGGACGAGGATAGGCGTGTCAGGGCGGCATAAGCGCCTTCGCCTTCACGCTGCAATGCTTCAAGGCCGGGTATCATACCCGCGAAGTCGTCGCCAAACCCTTGCAGCGCCTCGGTGACGGCCTTCTGTGCAGCTTCATCACTCAAGCCTTTGGTGCTGACCTGAATGGACGCGCTGAAGTCGTTGAATGCTGATGCACCGATGCCAAGCGCTTCCGACGCGCCCATCACCCCCATCTGCATTTGGCTAATAATGCGCTCAAGTGGCCCTGCTGTCGCTGCGTCCAGATCGCTGAAACTGGTTCTGACTTTCTTTGAAAGCCCCCAGAATTTCTTCTTTTCAACCGTGTTGAAAGACTGAATAAGCGCGTCCATCCCGTCCACAGTAATGCGGATGCCAGCATCCAATTGTTTAGTTTTGGTCTTGAAGAATGAGAACACTGCTGCCACAGCCGCGATAGGCAAGGCAACCGCGCCGATTGCAGCACCCAAGCCGCCAAGCATTGTTGCTGCCGACCCGATGCCGGTCACAGCAGACCCGATCGCACTAGCCGCGCCCCCAAGCCCGCCGGACATAAGCCCGCTGAACACGCTGGACGCGCCGCCAAGCAAGCCACCCGCGCCGCCAAGCGTGCCGATGAAGTTCCCCGCGCCCGCTGTCAGACCGCCAAGGATACCGCCGCCGCTGGACGCGCCGCCGAGTTGACCCGCTGCTGCCGCTGTGCCGCCCCCACCCAAAGCAGCCGACAACGCCAGCTTGATCGGGTTGGCAATCGCCGTGGCAATCATCTGCTTGATCATGTTTTTGAAGCTGTCCAGCAGATCGCCAAAGTTGCGCATACCGCTCGCCACGAAGTCGCCGATTGCGTCACCGAATGCTGATATGGTCGGGTTGCTGTTGGCGAACTCTTCGTTCAGGTCTTTGACGGCTTTTTGGTATGCACCATCGGATAAGCCCGCTCCCACTAGCTGGTCCAGATTGGCAATCTCGGCGTTGTATTTCTTGAGCGGGTCCGCATCAAACTCTAGCCGCTCGATTTCGTCGGCCATGTTGCCGAACTCGTTTGCGGCTTCCCCAGCAGCCTTGCCCGCGCCAGAAGTAGTTGCTGTCAGCGTTTTGCTAAGGGCCGCGTTTGCGGCATTTATTTGATTGATTCTGGCAGTGGCGCTTTCTGCGCTATTGCCCAAATTTCCGAACGAAACCGCCGCACGGTCAGCGGCATCTGGGTCTGCTGGCCCAAGCCCCCCGAACCCCAACCTAGGCTTGGATACACTGGCCTGAATACCCGCTGTAGTATTTAGAAAGCCCATCAAAGCCATTGCTTTTTCAATGTTTACATTTAGGTCAGCGGCCAAAAGAGCAGCGCCCGTCCGGGCGGCGCTGAAGTCAATACCGCCGATGGTGCGCGAAAGGCGACCAGAAAGATCAACACCCTCAACTAACTCGCCGTTAAGAAATACCTGACCATCTTTCACGTTTACGATTCCACGATCAAGCATTGAAACTAGGTCCACAAGTTCTTGACGTCGCCCCACTTCATCGTCAGTCAAGAATGTCAGTTCGCGCTGCACCTGCTTGATGGCTTCAACCTTGATTTGCGCCTGAGCTAAAAGGTTTTCTGCATTTTCAAGTTCCGCGTTCCAGCTCGCTGTATCAGCAGTAATGCCCGGCAAGTTTAGCCCCTGTTCTGCCGCACGCGCCTTTACTGTGCGCAGTGTCTCCAATTCTTCTGTTAGGCGCTGAACATCAATTAGCGCCTCATTTAGGCCGCTTTTTTGGTTGAAATCTTGCTGGTTTAGCAGGCGCGTTGCGTCAAGAACCTGCAATAGGGATTCAGCCTCTGCACGCCGCACACGCGCGGCCTCTTCGGAAATAATGCTACCCTCTTTTGTCGACCGCGTGAGGATTTGGATTTGAGTAATCTGGTCGCCCATTGCCAGCGTTCCGTTGTCGATAACCCTCTGCGCAATTTCGTTTGCTGTGGTAAGGCCCATAACATCACGGACGAAGCCGGAAACTGCCGATACCGCGCCTGAAATTGATCCAACAAGCAAGCCCAACCCTGCTACAACTTCTAGCGCCCCGCCAGCAATGCCAAACAGCAACGCACCAATGTTTTGCAACGCCTGCACAAACTTGGGGTCGGTCACTGTGCCAATGAGGTTTTCAATTGACGCCCGCAGCTTTTCAGACGCTGGACCTGCAATCTCGAATAGATCGCCCCACGCATTGCCAAGAGCGGCCAGAGCGCCGCCAAGGGTATCGCGTGCGGCTTCGGCAGACCCACCAAATTGCTTTGTAAGCTCGGCAAGGATAACCGCTTGAGCGCCTGCAACATCGCTTGTAGCCACCATCGCTTTGACGGCTTCTTTTTGCGCTTCCGTAAACTGGATGCCAGAACGGGAAAGCGCGGTCATGCCAAGTATAGGGTCGTTCAATGCTTTGCCGACTTGCAGCGCCGCCGAATTAAGGTCAGTCCCCATTGCTGTAGCAAGGTCCAGAACAGCAGTTGTGGCCGCGTTGAATGTGTCGCCTTTAACTGCTGTGAATGTCAGCAGTACCCCCTGCATAGCATTGGTGACTTCGTCACCGTAATTCGTGATGCCCTGCAAAGCCGCCGCGTGATTGTTCAGATCACCCACGGCCTTTCCGGCTGCGCCGCCGGTTGACGTGATAGCTGCTGCAAGCTGTGCCTGAGCCTTGTCAGATTCTACCGTTGCGGAAATAAACTTGCCCAGAGATGCGCTCGATGCGGCGAACGCTGCATACCCCGCAGCCATGCCAATAACCGCTTTTGTCGCCTTCAGTGCAGCCGCGTGTGCCGCGCCTGTTGCCTTGTTGAACTTCTCAACCTGTGGCGCGGCCCGTCCTGCACTGTCGCCAGCTTTCTTGAAACCCTTTTCGGTTCCACCAACAGATTTTTCAGTAGCCGTACCCGCCTTGGTCGTATCCTCAAGCGCCTTCTTGCCTTTGAGTAGGCCAGTCGTATCGGCCCCAAGAATCAGATCAGCGAAATTCTGGCTCATGTTTGATCCTTGCGAGAAATAGGCCGCGACCCTAAGTTGGGTGCGGAACCAATGGAGAATTATGGTGGACGGAATTTTAGGAATTTTAGGTGCTGCCGCCCTAGTCGCGGGCGCGATGTTCACACTTGTCGGGTTTGCAAGCGGTGATTTTATTACCGTCTATCAAGGTGCCGCATTGCTGGCGTCTGGGCTTGGGATGCTTGCCACCTCCGAAGTCATCAAGACACTTAAACAAATCCGCGACCGCCTGCCTGCGCCGGATCAGACACCCCGCTAACGGGATGCCTTGGGCCTATCCACCGGCGCGATTGCCAGCGCGTTGGTCCCGTTTTCGCGCTCGGCATGGTAGCCCTTGCACATATCGGACAGGATCGCGGTGTCGTCGGCGTCCAGCCCCTTGGCGGATGCATACGGCGCAAGAATATCCCAGTCCGTCGGGCCTTCCACCATGCCGTTGCTGCGCGTCGGGCCTAGATCAAAGAACAGCCCGATCAGGTATTCCTCTGCGTCCAGTTCCGGCAAGCCGAAGTCCTCCACGCCTGCATCTTTCCATTGATCCAAGCGACATCGCTTTTGATCCTTGGGGAAGGCGTGGAGATAGCCGATCTGGCGCGCGTAAAGGGTTAGCCCTTCTGCGCGTTTCCCATGCGGTTTGCCTGCGTTCCGGCAAATTCACCGATCTGTTTTGCAAACGGGTTATTCTTCATCTCGAACACTGGCGAGCCGTCTTTGTCTGTAACCTGCTCGCCGTCTGCGTTTTCCTTCACGCCCATTTCTGGGAATGTCAGATCGAGGAACCACATTGCATCCTCGGCAGTCGCGGGCTTGTCGCCGTTCATGACGTTCTCAAACCCGAAGATGAAAGGTGCAGCGCCTTCGCAAAGCTGGTTATGCACATCCTCCATGACGCGCGCCTCATCGTCCGTATTGTCGCCCTTGGCCTTTTTGCTCATCATCGCCGCCTTGGCTTTGGCACGCATCTTGGCTTGCATGGATCGCGAAGCGGTGCCGCGCACGATAACACGACAAGGCTTGTCACCGTCCATAACAGGCTCACCGGACCACGGATCAACGATCTGCATAGGCGTTCCGGTTTCGGCAGCTTCACGGCTGTTGTAATTGGCGTTAAAATCCATTTTGATATCCTTGGGGTTCGGTTCAATGTGGGAGGCAGCGGCGAACCACTCCGCCGCCCCCCGATTACCCGCCGAAGCGGATTAGTTAGGCAGGTTCAACGTCCTTGACGGTCAAGGCGTTTTGCTTAAAGTTGTAAACCGCGCCCTCGAAAGAACTGTCGGTCGCTTGGTTCTCTTGGTAGCTATGAACATAGCCCTGAGCGTATTCCACAGGGTCAGTTGCAACCAAAGCACCCGCTGCCCCCGTCCCTGTGCCGATTTTGATAGCGCAAGCGCCGCTTGGCCCGTCGCACAGCGTCTTAAACGCAGCTTGGCCTGTTGCCAGTGCGCTGCCGTCGATGCGGAACGAGCCTTGGCTGTCAACACCGGATGCCGCGCCCTTGGTGCCTTTGGTAAAGCCCGTTTTAAGGTCGGATACGTCGATGTTTGCGTTGGTCACACCGAATTGGGGAAGTGTTTGTGGAAACTCCAATTCAACCCACGTCAGGGCCTCAAAGCCTGCCTTGTCGTTGGTTGCTGGAAGTGCTGTTGAGTAGTAGATCGTCTTTCCGATGGAATTCCGAGTAGCCATGATATTTGCCCTTTCATTTGGCAAAGCGGACAGGCCCGACTAATCGGGGTGTTGCTGTCCAAAGTTGAAGTGAAGTGCCTACCGTTCGCGCCACCGGCGCAGCCCGCAGGCGGGGCAATTAGTCGGCGTCGATCCAGCCGATTGCGCGCCATGCGGCAGCGTCTTTTTGCAGTGGTGTGGCGATTGCGCCGACTGTGCCGTTGCTGGCCTTGGTGTTTTTCAGCCGAACACGAGCGGGCTTGGCGACCGCCTTTGGTGTCTCTGGCGCAGCGTCTTGCTCTATGGTTTCTTGATCCGCCGGAGCGGTTTTCTTGCGTGCCATGTTGGCCTCCGATGTTGTGATTAGGACGCGCTGTAAGGGATGCGCAC